TTTCTTCTAGAGCTTCTGTGCCTCTTTCGATAACATTATAAAGATTAGTTCTTGTATATTCATAATCTTTATCAACCTGTTCATCATCATCACCAGCAGGAGGCTGAACCATTTGTCTAACTTCCTCTACACCGTCCTCTATGTTGAGGATTTCATTTAAATTTTTATCATTCATTAAAAATCTTCCAAGTCTAAATCAAATCCAGATGGTTGAGCAAATGAACCAAAATCAGCACCTCCAATTATTCGAAGATCTAGTTCCTGTACAGCACCATTGGAAAAAATAGGTAGTAAATCAGAATTTGCTGTTACTGTTGAAGAAAATGTTGTAACAAATCCGTAGTTTGAATTTGGTAATATTGTATTTGCTGCAACAGAAAGAGCGCCATTACTAGTTGGTTGACCATTTGCAAATTGTCCCGGTCTGATACGTAAACTCTCTACACTCGTATCTGCAGTACCAATATTCGATGCAAACCCATCTATTCTAAGGTTTGTATTTGCAAAGAGAATCAGAGGCTTCTCGATAATCGGACCAATCATATACGCTTTCATTATGAAGTCCATAGTGTGAACCAACACCCTTCTTTGCTCAAAGGCTCCATCATAAAGGTCTTGAGTAGTCACACCGTTTAAAATTATAGGAATGTCTTTTTTGATCTGAGGGTCTTCTATCAATTCTACGGTTGGAGTAAATTGTGGAATGAAGAATGGAAGAATCTGTTCAACAATTCTAACACCATCTTCATTCGTGGCTGTATAGATATTCATGGAAAATTGAATATCATACGGAACCTCAGTGAAAATTGTTTTAGCTTTCTCAGCTTGAGAAGAACTAACAATTTTATTTGTGGCTGGAAGTTGCCTTGCAGGATCAAACCCCATTCTCACAATTTCAAAAGATATTCTTGGAAGTGTGATGCCAACTTGTCTGGCTAAATCAGGATCTTCTTGAAGCCTCGTCACAAATTTACTTCTAGGCCCGTAAGTAAGAGGAACCTCAATGGTTTCAATGACTTCCCCAAGCCTGTTGATCCTTCTTAACTTAATATCGTTAAAGAGTGTGCCAAAAGTCACCACATATTTTCTTAAGAGATCGTGAAAAAAATTATGACCTAACATTAATATTCTCCACTAGCAAAAGGATCATTTTCAGTGAAGTCAACAATGCTGTCAAATTCTCTTTGTACCTCAAAGTTGATAGCACCAGCCACGTTGTTAGCACCAGAATCCGTGTTTCCAGAAACAACGCCAAGTGACAGGCTTGACATGTAGTTGTCTAAGGTATTGTTACCTGTAGCAAAAATTTCTCCAGAATATTCATATGTTTCACATCTCAAATCATAAGTTTGCAGTTTTCCTAAAGGATAAAAAATTTGTTCATTTTCAACAAATTTTATTTCAAAAAATGTATTTGCCAGAGGAAAATAAAGCAAATCACCTTCTCTAGGTCTAGAAATAGAAATGGCCTGATCAGTGTAAACGTTATTAGATATTTCTACATTAGCAGATGAGTATGTACTAACAAAAGCACCGTTGGCAATTTCTTGATCAAACCTTTTTTGGGCAATTGTGAAGGTCACTTGATCTCTAATCTCTAAACCAAATCTTGAAACAAAGTCCCCTTCGCCTTCAAATCCCAAAATATTTTTCACATACATCTCTACCGGAATAGCATCCACAAAGGCAGAACTAGTATATTCTGTATAAACAGAATCAGTACCTAAAGAAATTCTAGGCATGTAATCAATGTCGAATCCATAAATCTGGATCGATTCGATTATTAAATCTTCATGAAGATTTTGCTCTGTTGTGGTTGTGTACTGGTTAAAGAATGCATTTCTTGTCATTAGCCAATCATATCAGTGGCAGGAAGAGAATATGATGTTCTCATTTCCATTTCCAACTGCTCCTTGTCTCTCAACCCTTCATTGTATATAGACATTCCGTCCATGATCATCCCACCCGGCATTTGCATACCTTGGAATTTCTTGAGATTTTCTCCCCACTGAATTTTGATAAGAGCGGTGGCATATCTCTGGAGCCAATAATCACCATACATTTTTGTATATGTATCTGGATCAATAACCTGATATGCTTCAACAATTAAATATTCACCAACAGCAACTTTTTCCCAATCCATGTCAATATGAAATTGGTTTCTGTGTCTATTGTATCTTATTGGCTGCTTTCCGACCAATATTTGTTCATAAAGTTCTAAATGTTGAAAGGCCATATAATATGGAACAAGAGATTGTGATGTAAGAGTATATAAGTCATTCAAAGCAATTTGGTAACGAATATTGAAAAGATTGTTAGTACTTGTAGCATCACCAATATCAAATAAGTTAACTGCGCCAATAATATTGTCTGGTAATGTTATGTACTTATTATCTTTATCATCCTGTGTTACTTGCTTTTTATAAAAAACCCTCTCTGTTCCATCGAAATGATAGTCTTGATAAAAATTTACAGCTTCATCAACCCTATCATCAACTTGAGCATTACTCACGTTGATTTCAATCACTCCCTTGCCTAACTTTCTAAGGCAGTATTCTTTAAAATCCGTATTCGATGTTGGAGTAGCCATTTATTCCTCCGGACAATTGCAAAATGCTTTGCTTTCTAGAGCTTCTACTCTCTTATTTAATTGTTTGATCGTTGAAAGAAGAACCGCAGTCATCTTTCCATAATCTACCATCTTCTCTCCGTCAGAGTTCTCGGTGACAAGTTCTGGGACGTACTTCTCAAGATCTTGAGCAACAAAACCAATTTCTTTTCTGTTGTGGAATCTTACAGTATCTTTCCACTGGTAAGAATATGTCTCAATATCAAACACCGAAGATGATGCTTCGTAATTCTCAATACCTGTCTTTAATCTCAAGTCAGAATAATTGAGTTGGTTGAGTTCAGATGGCGTTCCATCGCCAACCACAAATGCATGAGGATCAAACTCGACAATAGAAATAATGTCACTGCTGACGAGACTTGTTGTAAGGCCAACATGTGAAGTGTTGGTGGTGAAGTCAGCATTTCCTAATCTTACGCCATTAACAAATACTTGCAGGTAAGAGTTGGAAGTGGACGTGTGAGCCACCGAATTAGAGGTAAGACCAGTCAGTTCAGTCTCGGAGAAAGAGTCTAGTCTGCCAGTAATGAAACCGTTTGAAGTGTTAGCAAATGTGGAGGAGTTGGAAGTGTTTACGACTCTTACTAACAGATCACCTCTAGATTGAGTGATGTTAACATCATCAATATCATCAATGGATGTTACATCGATAAGAGATCTTGGTCTGTTAACGAACTTACTTGTCGCTTCGTCATAAACAAGAACATCAGCGTTAGAAATACTTGCATAGTTGATTTCAATATCGCCAATATCACCTGTGTTTGCTACAGACGAATTACTGAATACTAATGCTGTTCCAGTACCATTAACTCTAAGATATTTGTTAGAGTTAGAAGACATATTAGCAATTAAAATATTTGCAGTATTTGGAAGATTGACCGTTCCTACTGATAGATTAGCATCGCCAGTAGAAGACAATTCCATACCAGTTGTAAATGTTATCTTATTGGCAGCAGTATCATCAGCATCTGATCTGAGGAAACTGGTTCCACTAATTCCGCCTATAGTGTTGGCTGTAACAGACGTTAAAGCAGAGCCATTACCAGTGAAAGATGTGGCCGAAACAGTACCTGCAACATTTAAGTTAGCTGTATTACTAACACCTGTTACTACCAACTTTCCGCCAATATGAGCATTTCTTGATACACCTAAGCCACCTCTTGTTTGAAGAGATCCAGTTGTAGTGCTTGTAGATTGAGTAGTTCCGTTAGCCTTAAGATTACCGCCAGAGAAGGTTCCAGAGATAGCAGCACTACCCGGAGTTGTATTGGAGCTAGTTGTAACAGCTTTCTCTCTAAACAGATTTGCCATCTGATTAGTTCTAAGTCTCCAGAACTCAAATGTACTAGTTGTTAGTGTATTAGATACGTTTACTGCCATCTACCAGCGCCTTTAACATGTTCTTAATTTCTGCCACATCTTCATTAAGTTTATCTACTTTGCTTATGTAGCTATTTATTTTATTGTCACGATCCCTTGCTGCTCTATAGGCAGCGAGAGATGAATTATCTACATT